AGGCTTACAAGCACATTGACGATCAGTGGACATTTGATGTGTCAATGCTTGCTGACTGGGGCGCAACAGGCTCACTCTGTGAGGCGCTTTGGACAGCATGCGAGAGCGCACCAAACACAACTTTGGCGGTATCACTTACAGCTGTAACAGGAGCAGTCTTTGCATTTAATGTGCTCCCTGTATTCCCAGCAGTAGGCGGTACAGCACCGGATGCTCAGACTGTAGATTTGTCATTTACAGTTGTAGGCACACCAGCAGAAACATTCAGCTAAAAACAACCAATCGGGAGGAAAAGCATGAAACTACCAATCACAATTGAATACAACTCAGGGGAGTCTGCAACCTATGTGGCAGCTCCACCTGAGTGGGTAAAATGGGAGAAGTCCACAGGCAATACAATTACACAGGCACAAAGCAAGATTGGCATTTCCGATCTTACTTTCCTTGCTTATCACGCTATGAAGCGCGAGAAGGCAGGCCAGCCTGTGAAGCCGTATGAGATTTGGATTGAAACCGTTGCCGGCGTTGAAGTCGGTGATGCAAACCCAAAAGTTACCCAGCCGGAAGCCTAAACCGTACCCTGTGGGAGCTCTCGCTAAAAACGGGGCTCCCACCGGAGGTTTTTGAAACAGCAGAGGATGTCCTCACAGTCTTAGAGATTTTGGAGAAGCAAAATGGCAACTGATGCAATCAGTTATGACAAAGCCGAATTGCGCTCTATTGTCAAGGCTTTTAAGGCTATGGATGAAGAATCCACAGACCAAGCAAAAAAGGTATCCTCACAGCTTGCTGACTTTGTAAGCGATAAGGTCAAGGCAGCCGCACGGCAAACACGCGCCATCCCTAAAGTGGCAAGCCGCATTGCTGATGGTTCAAGGGTTTCCAAGTCATCAAAGATTGGTGAGATTTCATACGGTTTTGCATCTCAAAAGTTTTCCGGTGGGGCAACTACCAAAGACCTTTGGGGCGGCGTTGAATTTGGATCTAATAAGTTTAAGCAATTTCCTGTGTGGTCAGGTCGTGAGGGTCGTGGCTCTCGCGGTTGGTGGATTTATCCAACCCTGCGCAGTGTGCAACCACAAATCATCAAAGAGTGGGAGCAAGGATTTTCCGAGATAGTTAGGAAGTACGATTAATGGCCGGCAGCCGCACACTCAAACTTTCCATCCTCGGAGATGTAGATAACCTCACCAAAAGCCTGAAAACAGCCGCAGCTGATACTGATGACTTTGGTGCCAAAATTGGCAAAGCTGGTAAAGCCATTGGAGCAGCCTTTGCAGCTGCCGCCGCAGCAGCCGGCGCTTATGCAGTCAAAATCGGCATTGACGGGGTCAAAGCGGCCATTGAAGATGAGAAGGCACAGACACAGCTTGCCCTTGCTTTAGAGAACGCCACAGGGGCTACAGAAGGCGCAATCAAAGCCACTGAGGAATTTGTCCTCCAAACATCTTTGGCAACAGGTGTCGCTGATGACGAATTGAGGCCGGCGCTGGCTCGACTGGCGAGAAGCACGGGCTCAGTTGAGGATGCTCAAAAACTACTCAACACAGCTTTGGATATATCAACAGCTACAGGTAAGCCGCTTGAAGGCGTAGCAAATGCACTAGCCAAAGCCTATGACGGCAACAGCGCAGCGCTCGGCAAACTAGGTTTAGGACTTTCAGCAGCAGAGCTCAAAACAATGAATTTTACGCAAATCCAAGAGAAGCTATCTGATCTCTTTGGTGGCGCAGCTGCCGCAAACGCTGAGACATATTCAGGCCGTATTGCACGGATGCAGGTTGCTTTCAATGAGGCAAAAGAGACGATTGGTTTTGCTCTCTTGCCTGTGCTTGAAAAGCTGATGAAGTTTGTCAATGACTTTGCCACACCTGTATTGCAGGCTTTCAATGATGGCCTCAGCGGAAAAGGCGGCATGGCCTACTACATCAATTATCTTTCAACCACAATCAAAAATGTCTTCACACCTGTGTGGGAAGGTTTGCAAAAGGCTTTCAAATCCATCAAAGATGCAATTGGTGACAACATTGAGACATTTAAGCAATTTGGTGCTTTCATCTCGACTTATGTCGCACCTGTTATTGGTGAGGTACTAGGCAAGGCCATTGAGTATGTAGGCAAGATTGCCGGTGGAGTAGTCAATATCATTGCCGGTGTCATCAAGGTTGTGGGCTCATTGGTCAGTGGTGCAATTGATGGAATCAACGCAATCATCAAGGCTTACAACGCAGTGCCAATCCTGCCAAACATTCCTTTGATTTCTAAGCCATCTTTGAACATTTCAACACCCAACATCCCATCAGCTCCATCTGTAACAGCTCCCAGCTATACATTGCCAGAGGCATCTGCAAATATCGTGGCAGGCGGTGGCGCAGCTACTACATCAGGCAAATCATCTTCATCAGGTGTTGCGGCAGCTAGTAAAACAGCAGAAAAGGCCGCAGCTGATGCAGCAAAGCTTGATGCTCAATATGGGCTTTCAGCAGGCTATTCATCAAGCGCCTACGCAATGGAGCAGGCCAATGTGGATGCAATCATTGCAGCTGTCACAGCAAAGGTTGAGGCCAATCGCCCAGCAGTAACAGTAAACATGGGCGTTGTGGGTGATCCTGAGGCTGCATCACGCGCAATCATTGATGTGCTCAATCGGTCATCAGGTCGTGGAGCTTTAGGCGCTGAGGCGTTAATCCTATGACCCACTGGTCACCTGAATGGTCATTGACCATCAACGGCGGTGGAGATTACACCAACCTAACTTTGGCAAATGTGACGATTACATCAGGCCGCACTGATATTTACTCACAGCCTGTGGCCGGCTATGCCAGCATGGAAATCATCAATCTTGATTTGTCAGCAATCGTCATTGATGTCAATGATCAGGTGAACATCAAGCTAAAAGACTCAACAGGCACATTTGTGGATGTCTTTGGCGGATATGTAACAGATCGTGTTGTCTCAGTGACCACATCCGGCACAGGCGGCATCAATGAAATCATCCGTGTCACAGCTCTTGGTGCTCTTTCAAAGCTGCCAAAAACCCTGACTGACGGTGTGCTTTCAAAAGATTATGACGGCAATCAGATTTATGACATTTTAAGCGCAGCGCTCTTTAACACATGGAATGAAGTGCCAGCGGCAACTACATGGGCAACTTACAATGCCACTACTACATGGGCAAATGCTGAAAATTCAGGGCTGGGAACAATTGACCAGCCTGGCAATTATGAGCTCGCAGCGCGCACATCATCTGTCACTGATATGTACAGCCTTGTTTCAGCGCTCGCCACATCAGGCCTTGGTTACATTTATGAGGATGCACAGGGGCGCATTGGATACGCAGACAGCACTCACCGCAGCTCTTATCTTGCCACCAATGGCTATGTGAATTTGTCAGCCAATCATGCTTTGACATTAGGAATTTCAACCGTTCGCCGGCTCGGAGACTTACGCAATAAAGTCACAATTGAATACAAAAACGGGGCAACAGCATCAGCTACCGATGCAAGCTCAATTGAGATGTATGGACAGCAAGCTCAGGCCATTACCACAAGCATTGAAAATGGCACTGATGCTCAATCTCAGGCTGACTTTTATTTGGCAATCCGCGCCTTTCCGCAGGATGTCTTTCAGTCAATTACCTTTCCGCTGGCCAATCCTGAGATTGATGATGCAGATCGTGATGCGCTCATCAATGTATTTATGGGGTTGCCGGTAGATATTCAAGACTTACCTGCAAACATGGTCAATGGCCGCTTTCAGGGCTTTGTGGAGGGCTGGACTTTCCGTGCCTCATACAATGGCCTCAATCTCACACTCAATGTCTCTCCAACAGCTTTTAGCTTGCAGGCAATGAAATGGGATGATGTAGGAGCTTTGGAGACATGGAACACAATCAACGCATCAATGGACTGGAACAATGCCACAATAGTGGCGTGAGGATAGGAGCAAAATGAGCACAACCACAACCAATTTTGGCTGGACAGTGCCATCTGACACCGATTTGGTGAAGGACGGTGCAGCAGCCATCCGCACAGCCTTAGGAGGCGTGGATACATCTTTTGTGGATCTAAAAGGTGGCACAACAGGGCAGGTGCTATCAAAAGCCTCAGGCACAGATTTAGACTTTACATGGGTGGCACAGGATGACTCAAACGCCATTCAAAATGCCATTGTGGATGCAAAGGGTGATTTGATTGCAGCAACAGCGGCTGACACACCGGCTCGCCTAGCAGTAGGCACAAATGGTCAAGTCCTCACAGCTGACTCAACAGCATCCACAGGCCTTGCATGGGCTTCACCATCAAGCGGCGGAATGACACTTCTCAGCACAACAACACTTAGCGGTTCATCTACATCAATCAACATTGCATCAGGTTACACAGATTTGCAGATTGTCATTCTTGGAGCTTATGGTGCAAATCAAAACTCAATTTACGGTCGCTTTAACAATGACACTGGAAGCAATTATCGGGTCGCACAATTTGCAAATGGTGGAAATGGTGGCTCTGCAACGGCGGCAACTTTGGGCGATGGTTTGAGTGATACAAACACCGGCCAAAATGTGACTGTTTTGAATATTCAAAATTACGCAGCAAGCACTTACAAGCCGTTTCAATCATTGAGCCAATATTCATATTGGTCAAATACAAGTACAAGCTATGTAGTATGCCAACAGGGGCTTTATCAAAGCACAACAGCAATCAGCTCAATTCAAATTCTGCCGGCCGGTGGTAACTGGTCAGGCGGTACAGTCTATATTTGGGGAGTTAAATAATGACCAAAATAATTTATGAGATTAAAGAACATAACCCAGAGACAGGTGAGGAAATTATCCGCGCAATGACAGCTGAGGAAATTGCTGACATTGAGGCATTGCAATCTACACACGCAGCGCGCATTGCAGCAGAAGCAGAAAAGGCAGCAACAAAAGCAGCTGTGCTCGCTCGCTTAGGTCTTACTGAGGATGAGCTCAAAGCGGTGATTGGATGAGCTACCCACAAGGCACAGCGCCACATGCAATTGAGATTGCAAAAGCTGAGATTGGCTATGTGGAAACACCTGACAACATCACCAAATATGGTGAGGCAATGAAGGCACAGGGGCAACCTTGGTGTGGCTCATTCTGTAACTGGGTACTCAAAGAGGCAGGCGTAAAGGTTCATTCAGTTGTGAGCACACTCAAAGGCGCAACAGTCTTTCAAGATTCTGGCCGCTGGTCACAGACACCAAAGCTCGGTGATTTAGCGTTCATGGATTTTCCAAATGACTCTGTAGATCGCATCAGTCATGTGGGAATTGTTGTAGGCATTAAAGGCAACACAGTCATCACCATTGAGGGCAACACATCCGGTAGCGGCTCTCAGCGCAATGGTGGGATGGTCATGGTCAAAGAGCGCACAATTGGCAGAGAAGTGGTGGGCTTTGGCTCTCCAAAATATGTGCCATATAAGGGCGAATTTCCAACAGTTGAAATCCCAGCTGTGGAAACAAAAAAGAAGGGCAAAAAGTAATGGAGCAATTTAAAGCAATTGGAGCATCATGGGCTCGCTCATTTCTTGCAGCGGCTTTAGCACTTTACATGACAGGAGAGACAGATCCAAAGACTTTGGCAATGGCTGGAATTGCAGCGGTTGCACCTGTAGTCCTGCGCTGGCTCAATCCTAATGATGTAGCTTTCGGGGTTAAGGGGAAGTGACACCGAGATGGGTATGGCTGGCAGCACTCTTGATAGGTCTTGGTGTGCTGTCCGGCTGTGCCTATCAGGGATGGACTCGCTACCCATGCCAAGAGTATGAGAATTGGAATAAGCCGGAGTGCAATCCGCCGCAGTGCAAGTCGCTGGGAGTCTGCACTCAGGACATCTACGGAGAGACAATTGACACGCAAGCCAAGACATGAAACACGCCTAAGCAATGAGCAGCTTAAAGCTCGCCTGATTGTGTTCATTGGCGTGTGTCTAGCCATAACCTTTGCATTTTCTGTGGCAGGCATGCTTTATGCGCTTATCTTTGTGACTCAGCCACTAGGTGATCAAGCGCCAAACGACAGGGCATTTATCGAACTACTTTCTACGCTCACCATATTCCTCACAGGCGCATTGGGCTCTGTGCTGGCCTCCAACGGCCTCAAAGATAAGCCAAAATCTGAGCAAGACACGCCGAAGTAGGGTTGCATTTGTCGGCGGTATAGGTCACTCTTAATCCATCAGCCAAAAGGCTGACTGAATCGGGAGAACTCAGATGACAATTCTGCAAATCATTTTATTCATTGGCGCGATTTTCAGCGTCTATATCGGCTATCAGCATGGCCATCAAGATGGGCTCAAAGAGGGCATAGCCATTGGCTACCGCCGAGGCACACAGGTGAGCCGCAATGCCAATCGTTAAAGCTAAGTCAGGTGTTTATTGTGACACCTGCAAAGACCGTTGGGGCTTTGTCAAGGATGATGCAGGGCGCTCTGTGCCACATCCCAAAAGCCGCCGTCAGGCATTTTCAACCATCATCAGCGAGACTCACTACGGCAAAGAGCCGGTGATCCGCAATCTTTGCTATCAATGCCTGGATGAGTCATCACGCTGGCATGACGGCACTATTTGGACAATCGCTGACCAAATTCAATACGCAAAAGACAATCGAACATCACAACAAATCAAAATCGGGGGATTCTAAATGGCATGGGATTTAAGCAATTATGAAGATGTGGCAAGTCGGGTCAAGCGCTTTCAAGAGGCTTACCCAATGGGGCGCATAATCGTCAAGGTCTTGGATTATGACAAGACAAATAAGGCAATGCTCATTGAGGCAAGCGTGTACCGCACAGATGCACCGGATGAGCTACCAGCTGCCACTGACATTGCTTTGGAATGGGCAAGCAAGTCGAAAATCTCAGCCATGTGGTGGGCAGAAAATGCGGCCACAAGCGCAATCGGCAGAGCAATTTCAAGCGTATTGCCTACGGAAAACAAAGCTACTCTGCAGAATATGCAGCAGGTAAAGGCCATTGAAACGCATGAGGCAGATCCTTGGACGATTCAGGAGAAGGAGCAGCACATTGGCACAGCTGTAGAGCAGTTGCAGGAGCAATTGGGAGCTGAGGTGCTCAGTGAGTCACCAATCTGCGCACATGGTCACATGATTAAGCGTGAATCAAAGCCTGATGCTCCAAAAGAGTGGGCAGGATTCTTTTGCACGGAAAAGACCAAAGCAAAGCAATGCGAGCCTTTGTGGATGATTCGCTCAGCTAGCACAGGCCAATGGCGGTTACCATGAGGAGAGCATTGATGCGCGATCCCTATGATTCAACCTATCCAATGGTGGTGGATTTGGATGACATGATCACAATCAAAATCACTACCAATTGGTGCTCAGGATGTCAGGCCAATGTGGCATGGGAAGGTGGCCGCTGGACTTATTGGCTAGGCGAGCCGGATAAGTGGTATTGCGAGGTACACAAATGAGCCAAATACCTTTAAGTTGTCTTTTTGCACATAAATGGATTTTGTACAAAATAGAGGAAATGCATTTAAGCAATGGAAAAATTGCAACAGAAAGACACTGGAAATGCGACACCTGTAAAATTGAGAGATTTCCGGAGGAGCATGCATGAAATACACCATGACAAATCCTGAGCAATATCTTTTGCTTGATAAAGGGCTGGAAAGAGCAAGACGATACCAACCACAATTTGAAGGGCGCACAGAAAAGCGCAATTACCAGCATGACAAAGACAAGCTAAATTGGATTCAATTTATAGATCAGCAAACTCATGCACTTGCAGCTGAGTGGATAGTCTCAAAATACTTTCAACAGCCTTTTGACTTTGAAAATAGGAATTACAAAAATGATGCTGATGTGGGCTCACGCTTTGAGGTAAAGCACACCAAATACAATCACGGTTGCCTCATCCTTACAGAGCGTGACAGGAAAGAGGACATTGCAATCCTAGTCACCGGCACAATTCCTGAATTAACCATCATTGGCTGGATTCCAATTGTCATGGCAAAGCGCAACAAGCAACAACGATCTGACGGCTCATGGTGGATAAATCACGCAGATTTGCACCCATTGGCAGACTTTCAAAGGAGTATTTATGGGCAAGGTCATTAAGTATCAATGCAGGCCTGAAAAGCGCCTGACAAATCAGCTCATCATTGAGAGTGAGTGGAAATTACCACCTTACACAGTCTGCCTACAGTGTCAGAGCTGTGGAGTCATGGGAATAGCCATATTAGACAAGGAGACGGCTTATGAGCCTGAATGATGAGGAAATGGCTGAATGTAGCCGGTGTGGAGCTGAGGTTGAGGCTGAGACTTTGATGGCCTATGGCAATTGGGAGCTTTGCGAGATATGCCAGGGAGACATCTAATGCCGATTTATAATTTCAAATGCCAAATGTGCAACGGACAGAGCGAAGTAATGCGCCGATTTGATGAGCCTGATTTCAGCATTGCTCCAATGTGCTGTGGCATACCAATGCAGCGCGATTACACAGCGCCAGCAATACATTTCAAAGGCACAGGCTGGGGAGGATCTAAATGATATTTAGGCGCAAGAAACTCATTATTACGCATGAGCATCAAGTCTCAATCTCTAAAGCTGAGGCCATGCATATCAAGCGCACCGGTTCTTATATCTTGCAGCTTGAAAATACTTTGCCAATGGAGCAAATTGAAAAGATTACAAAAATGCTAAGACAAAGCACAGGTGCAAAATGGATAGTTGTGCAAGGCGGAGCAAAGGTGATCCAAAATGACTGAATTCACGCAATCACAAGAAATGGCAGAGTGTACTTTCTGCGAATCAGGCACATTTGACTATGTGGAAATGCATTATGAACGCACCGGCCATGTGATCTATTGCCGCGCTTGCTGGATTGATATTTGCGGAGGTAGGCCATGACACGCCCAAGCAACATGCCTCTGACCAGCACTTTTACTGAAAAGCTTGACAAGTATTTGACAAAGGGATTACGCTCAACTCGCTCCCAGCGAGCGCCGGAGGCTGATAGCTCGCGGGGGCGATTTGTGCTGTGGGGAGTCCTATGTCTTACGGCATTTGGCCTACAGAGCGCTGACGCTAAAGAGATTCATACAAGCGATATGTATAAGCTTTATATTCATTCAAAGATAATTAATTACAAGCAGACAAGATGCTTAATCTCAATCATTGATAAAGAAAACAGATCGTGGAATGTAAGCGCTCGCAATGGCTCACATTATGGGCTAGGTCAGATGCGCTCACAGTGGTATCGCGACCTTGATGGATACCGTCAGATTGATGCCACGATTAAGTACATAACAAATCGTTATGGTTCAATGTGTAATGCATGGAGATTCCATACCAAAAGGAATTACTACTAATGAGCTCATTGAAAGACAATGGAAGCACAAGCGCATGGCGCAAAATTAGAGAGCGCGTACTCATCAGAGATGGATACACATGCCAATGGTGTGGAGCAGAGGCAAACACTGTGGATCACATCATTGAGCGCTCACAAGGAGGCTCAGACCATGAGGACAATCTCATTGCAGCTTGTAATCGGTGCAATTATGGCCGTGTAGGCCGAAAGGCATTGAATGGCGGTTTTTTTAATACACCGAGAACACCCCTGACTCTCCCTGTTCCTTTTACCCCCGTAAACGGGTCAATAAGCCATGACTAGCCACGCAGAAGACCCAAAAGGTCAGGATTGGGTTGAAAGTGGCTCAAATCGGCTTGTATCGGTTTTGGGTAGAGACACAGACCCGCTTAAAGGCCATTGGGAGCCCCGAATCCACACGCCGCTGAACAATTTGCCGTCAAAGGGCTGGGAATTGATTGAACTTGCTGAAAAAATCGGCATTGACCTGATGGATTGGCAAAAATTCTTTATCATCAATAGCCACAAGGTAAAGCCTGATGGCAGGTGGGCAAGCCCTATCAATATCGCCTGCGTAGCTCGTCAAAACGGAAAGTCATTTTTGATGCAGCTCAGGATTCTCGGTGGGCTTTTCCTATGGAATGAATCGCTGCAAATTGGGTCAGCTCACCGGCTTTCCACATCCTTGGAGCAATTCAGATCACTAGTGGACACGATTGAGAGCAGCGAATTCCTAGCCTCACAAGTCAAGCGCATCCGCTGGACTCATGGCTCTGAGGAGATTGAGACTGTGCATGGCACACGCTTTATTGTAAAGGCCGGTGGCTCAGCGGCTCGCGGTGTCTCAAAGCCTGAAACCATCCACCTTGATGAGCTGCGTGAGATGACAGATCTCGAATCATTTGCATCCCTGCGCTATACCTTAATGGCCGCTAAAAATCCCATGATTATGGCCTACACAAATGCCGGTGATGCTAGCTCAGTAGTGCTCAACCAATTTAGAGCCCGTGCGCTCGCCGCCATTGCCGGTGGTGAGGATGACATTGGCTACTATGAATGGTCAGCGCCCACAGATGATGTCAGCATGGAAAATGCGGCGTGGAGCAATCCTGCGCTCGGCACGACAATCCACCCTGACAATATCAAGGCCGTATTTAATGACCCACCTGATGTGGTACAAACTGAGGTGCTTTGTAGATGGGTGCAGGCAATCTCATCCTGTGTGGATGCTCAGAAATGGGCAGCTTGTGCTGATGACACATTTGAGCTCTCTGAGGATAAAGGCACATGGCTGGGAATTGACCTGTCACCGGATCGCAAATTTGCAGCGCTGGTCGCGGCTCAGCAATTGGATGAGGAAGGTTCATTTGGTGTCAAGCTCTTGCACACATGGGATAACGCTCTACAGCTTGATGACAAAGGCATTGCCAATGACCTTGCATTTTATGCTCGCAAATATTCAATCAACTATGTGCTGTATTCCAAGCGCACAGCCGGTGCGGTAGCAGCTCGCCTAGCGCCTGCCGGTATTCCAACTTTTGACATGGATGCGGTGTATCCACAGGCCTGTGATGAGATGCTGGGTGCAATCAATTCAGGGCGCTTGCACCACAAGCCCAATCCTGAGCTCTCCACACAAATGCTCTCAGCTGTGCAGCTACGGCGCGGTGATGGGGGTTGGGTAATTGGCAGACGGGCTAGCGGCTCAGTCGTGTGCGCCAGCGTTGCAACAGCTCTCGTTACGCACTTTGCGACACGCCCACCGACAGACCTTGACATCATGGTCATATAAGGCTACCTGCGCCCGTAAAATTCAGGCATGGGTTTTCTTGATTCCTTTGTGCCTCGAAAAGTAGAGGCTGCACAAGCTGAGACAGTTGATGCCTCATTGCAGCCATACTTTGGCAACAGCAATGGCATTTGGTATTCAACAGATACAACAGCAACACGCGCTGAGGCAATGAGTGTGCCTACAATCAACCGCGCTTGCTCAATTATTCAGACAATCGGATCATTGCCAATGGTGGCGCGTAATGAAGGCACAGGCGAGCGCGTTGAAGGTCAGCCGCGTGTAATCAATCAGCCTGACCCACGCATCTCAGGCACTGTCTTTTGGTCATGGATAGTTAGCGATTTATTTTTTCATCCTGTCGCTTATGCGTACGCAATTTCTAGGTATCAGGACACGGGCAGAATCCGCGAGATGGAACGCATTGCACCTGAGCGCGTAACAATCCAAACAAATGCATTAAGCACTGAAATCACCGCGTACATGATTGATGGCAAATACATTGATGCAGCAAATCTTGTCGTATTCAATGGATGCTCTGAGGGCTTGCTCTCTCGCGCTGGTCGCACAATCAAAGCGGCAGCAGCTCTTGAATCTGCAGCGCTGGATTTTGCTCTCAATCCAAATCCACAAATGGTGGTCAAGTCAAACGGCACATCATTGCCACCGGATCGCGTATCAAAGCTCATGCAGGCACTCTCTCGCCGCATCAAAAAATCATTTGTCTATCTCAACGCTGATGTATCTCTGGACTCATTTGGATATGACCCAAAAAATCTCCAACTCAATGAGGCGCGTAATTATGTCGCTTTGGAATTGGCGCGAGCCACAGGTATCCCTGCGTATTTTGTAGATGCACAACAGAGCACATTTACTTACTCGAACGCATTAGACAAGCGCAGGGATCTTATTGATTTTGCTTTCCGCAATTATCTTTCAGTCATTGAGCAGCGCATGTCATTTGCTGATTTTGTGCCAGCAGGCACAGTCGTGCGCTTTGACCTTGATGATTTCTTGCGCGGCTCATTAGCTGAGCGCATTGCAGCGTACAAAACACTTTTTGAAATCGGTGCTCTTACCGTTGATGAAATCCGCCAGGAGGAGGATCTACTACTATGAAAAACCTATCCATGCCAATTCAAATCACGGCATCAGAGACGGAATCGCGCACAATCACAGGGCGCATTGTGACTTTTGATGAAGTAGCTCATGCATCAATTGGTAAAACACTTTTTGCGCAGAATTCATTGAAGCCTAAAGAGGTGTACCTCGTAGCAGGCCACAATAAGCAAGCGCCTACACGCATTGGGCGATCAATTGAAATGTCTATGTCACAAGATGGCAAAGGTATTGATGCAACTTTCAAAATTGCTGAGACAACAGCCGGCAACGATATTTTGGTGCTTGCCGCTGAAAAATTGATTGACGGATTGAGCGTTGAGGCAGACATTGATGAATACATCACCATGCGTGATGGCACAATCAAAGTTTTAGCCGGTGAGCTCACAGCTGTGGCAGTAGTGGCTGAGCCTGCAGTGCGCAGTGCTCGCATTACAGCTGTAGCCGCCGAAGAAACGCTCCCAGAGGGAGAGGATTCTGGATCCACACCGGATACAGAAGAAACAACAAACGAAGGAGACGAAGTGGACAACACCGTCACACAGGCAGAAGCCGCACCGGCGGTAGAAGCCGCACAGTCAGTCACAGCTGCTGCAACAGCAGTTGCAGGTGGCTATACAACAAAGCCTCGCATTGAGGTAACCGCAGCTGCATACATGGAGAACACAATCAAGGCATCACTCGGTGACGAAGATGCAAAGCGTTATGTGCTCGCAGCTGATAACACAACCGACAACGCAGCATTTAACCCAACACCACAGATGACAACAATCATCAACGGTCTTGCAACAATGGTGCGCCCATCAATTGATGCAATCTCACGCGGCACATTGCCATCATCCGGCCTTACCTTTGAAATTCCAAAGATTACTGGCCTCCCATCAGCAGCCGCAGCTGACGAAGATGCAGCATTTTCAGAAACAGATCAGGCAAGCTCTTTCCTTTCTGTGACTGTCAAGAAGTTCGCATCACAGCAAAAATTCAGCGTCGAGCTCCTAACACGCTCTAACCCAGCGTTTTATGATGAGCTCTACCGCAACATGGTCGCGCAGATGGCAGCAGCGCAGGATGCTTATGTCAATGCAGGCCTCATCACAGGTGCAACAGCTGATGCAACAACCATCACAACATATCCAACAGCAGCAGAGCTCTTGGGCTTTGTCTCTCGCGGTGCAGCATCTGTCTATAACGCAACAAAGGGATTGCCAAACCCATTTGCAACAAACCTCATTGCGAACACATCACAGTGGTCAAACATCATGGGGCTCAATGTGGATGGCCGTCCAATCTACACAGCACAGCAGCCACAAAACGCAGGCGGCGTGGCATCACCTCGCTCACTACGCGGCAATGTCGCTGGTCTTGACCTTTATGTCACACCAAACACAGCAGCAGGCACAGACACAGATGGCTCACTCATCATTGTCAATCCTGATGCATACACCTGGTATGAGGATGCAGCTAACTATCAGCTACGCGCTGAATCAACAGCTGATGGATCAATCACAGTTGGTCTTTACTCATTCGGTGCTCTTGCAACCAAGATTGGTGCAGGCGCTTTCAAGGTAAACAAGGCTTAATCAGCCACCACTAATCATGGGCTAGTTCTCCCGATCTAGCCCAGCAGTCGAAAGGATGTCTCATGCCAAGCATAGTTACAGCAACCCAGCTCCGTGCTGTGCTTGGCGTGAGCACATCTTTGTATTCAGATGCTTATCTCAATGAGATTGTGAACACTAGCGAGGCCGTAATCCTCCCAATGCTTGTCTCTAATACGACAGCAATTGATTCTTACAAGCTCACAAGCAATGTGGCCTACTTTTACACATTGCGCCCACATCACTTTGTGGCAGGTCAATCCGTCATTGTCACCGGCCTGCCATCACCATTTAGCGCAACACACACAGTTGTAACAGCCGGTGATTTCCATTTTTCAGCAGCACTCACAAATGCAGATGTGACTTTGCGCGAATCAATCCCATCCGGCACAGCTACTCTTTCAGGCTACTCAGCAGCCGAAATCTATGCAGGCAATGATGCTGTGGAGTCAGCAATCCTTGCTGTATCTGTCGAAGTTTTCCAATCACGCGTGGCAGCAGGTGGGCAGATTGAAGGCGTAGATTTTGCATCAACGCCATATCGCATGGGTCGCTCTCTGACTAACCGTGTGAGCACTTTGCTTTATCCATATTTAGATGCACAAGGATTTGTGCAATGACAGCCTCTACAATTGCAGGCACTAGATCAACACTGGCATCAGCTTTCAGTTCATTAGCTGCAACAAGCTACAACAGTGTGCCGGAGTCACCAATCCCACCGGCAATTGTCATTGTGCCATCATCTCCATATTTGGAGCCCAATCTCATTGGCTCACTTACAAAAGTAAAAATCAATTTTACAATCACAGCGATTGTGGCTTACAACAGCAACCCAGCCTCATTGGATAACCTAGAGCAGCTGGTCATGGGAATTCTGGCGGCTATGCCGGCAGGGTATCAAGTCGGAAATGTAGAAAAGCCAGCGCCATTGGAAGTTGGAGCAAGCACAATGCTTGTCTGTGACATCAATGTCTCTACCTACTACACACAAACAAACTAAGGAGAACAAGTGGCAACGACAATCATCACTGGTCGCGATCTCACATTGACGATTGCGTCCACAAGCTATGATGCACAGGCATCATCAGCAACTCTTACCAACTCACCAACCATTGAGACATATCAGACTCTTGACGGCAAGGCTTACAAGCACATTGACGATCAGTGGACATTTGATGTGTCAATGCTTGCTGACTGGGGCGCAACAGGCTCACTCTGTGAGGCGCTTTGGACAGCATGCGAGAGCGCACCAAACACAACTTTGGC